GTACTGGTCCACCGCCACGGACGGCACGGTCACCTGGGCCAAGGCGACCATCACCGCGGCCGCGACCTACACGCACGGCACCACCACCGGCCTGACCACGGCCGTCGGCTCGGTGTTCACCGTGTTCACCTCGCAGCTGCCGAACGGCTACAACTACATCAAGTGCACGGTCACCGGCTCCGGCATCGGCGCGGCCGTCGTGCACGACCTGGCCGTCCAGCGCACCCCCGCCAACCTCGTCAAGCTGAGCGCGTAGGAGGCTGGCGCATGTCCGTTCTCATCCAGGGCTCGCAGCTGCGGAGCATCGCGTACGGCACGCAGGTCATCAAGGCCGCGCAGACCCCGCCGAACTCCGGCTCCTCGGCCACGCTGTTCACGGTGGCGGGCGGCCAGGTGCTGGTCACCGCGCTGATCGGCAGGGTCACCACGGTCCTGTCCGGCACCACCGGCGCCATCTCGCTCGGCGCGACCCCCACCACGGGCGCCGCCGGAGCGCAGGTCGCGGGCATCGCGGCCGCCACCGTGGTCGGCGGCGGGGAGGCAGGCGCGGCCTTCGCCGTGGCCGCCACCATCGCGGGCGCCCCGACGACCCTGGCTAACGGCGGGGCCAGCGCCGTGGCCGGCAAGTCGCCGTTCCTGGCGCAGGCCGCATTCATCGTGCAGGCCGGGATCATCACCATCACCACGTCGGTCGCGACCATGACCGGTGCCATCGACTGGTACCTGTCCTACGTGCCGCTCGACGCGGGCGCGGCGGTCAGCTGATGCCCAACGTCACCACCGCGGTCCCCGACGGGGAGAGCGGGCCGCACGCCGAGACCCCGGAGGACCAGCCCGCCTCCGGGGGGCCGGAAGGCGCTGAGAAGCCCCAGGACGAGCAGGACGCGCCGGAGGCCCGGAAGGCCCAGGGGCGCCGGAAAGCGAAGTAGGCGGTGTCCTGGCTCCAGCTGCACGCGATCCTGCGGGAGCAGGCCGCCGAGGCGGACTACTACGCCACCCAGCCGCCCGTCGCCTGCCCGCACGACGGCACCCCGCTGCTGCAGGGACCCCCGTCCGAGCCCGGGGTCCTGTACTGCCCCCATGACGGGTGGCGCTTTCCCCGCGACTGGGACCCCATCACCATGAGCGGCCTGTAGCGCCGGCCGATTCAACAGGGCAGCAGCCAACCCGGCCGGTGCAGCTACGGCCTGTGACAGAAAACGAGCACACGGATGGCGGTCCACAGGGCGTGCTATGCCACGCGCACCGACGTGATGTCGGCACCGGATATCCGGCTGACCCCGGACGCCATCCGGCACGTCGACTCCGCCCTTGAGGCCGCCTCCGAGGAAGCCGACCGGCTGACTAACCGCCGGTTCTGGAACGCGACCGAGACCCGCAAGTGGGACTGGCCCGGCTTCCAGCGTGCCGCCCCGTGGCGGATCTGGCTCGACGCCTACGAGCCGGCCGACGTCACCGTGAACCCGCCCGTGGTCACCTCCGGCGGCGTCACCATCCCGGATTCCGCCATCTTGTTCGGCCCGTGGAACGGCGCCCCGCCCTTCCGGTTCATGGAGCTGGACCGCTCCCAGGCCTACGCCTTCGGGGGCGGCCCCACGCCGCAGCAGTCCGTCCACGTCACCGGGACCTTCGGCTACTGGCTGCGCAGCCGGGCAGCGGGCCAGCTGGGTGCCGCCGTCACGACTACCGCCGCGACCACGGTCACCGCCTCCGACTCCTCCGCGGCCGACGTCGGCGACGTGCTCACCGTCGATGCCGAGGCGCTGCTGGTCTCCGATTCCGCGTTCGCCGCCACCGGCCAGTCCCAGCAGGGCAGCGGGTGCAGTACCGCGGACACCGCCGACAACGTGCTGGCCGTGACCGACGGCACCCAGCTGCACGCCGGGGAGATCCTGGCCCTGGACGCCGAGCAGATGCTGGCCCTGTCCGTCACCGGGAACAACATCACCGTCGAGCGGGCCTTCGCCGGCACGGTCCTCAGCACCCACTCGGCGGCCTCCGTGCTCGCCCCCAGGCTCCTCACCGTCATCCGCGGGTTCGGCGGCACCACGGTAGCCACCCACGCCAGCGCAGCGGCTCTCACGGCTGCGCTGGTCCCCGGCATGATCCGCGAGTACGCCATCGCCGAAGCGCTCAACTACGTCTTCCAGAAGACGTCCGGTTACGCGCGCACCATCGGCGAGAACGGCGCGTCCACCGTGCCCGGCGGGTCGCTGCCCGACCTGCGCGCCCGGGTAGCCGAGCGGTACGGCCGCCGCCTCCGTCAGCGGGTGGTCTAGGTGGACAGCACCGTGCGCACCTCCGGGCCGCTATTCGACGGCCGGGCAGAAGCCGACCTGGAAGAGGGCCTGCGCGCCATCCAGGACCAGGTAGCCCGCGCCGGGGCCGACATGGCCCGGCAGGCCTTCGCCGGGATGATCCGCGAGAACCACGGGCGGTTCCTGGAGTCCATCACCACCACCGACCGCAGCCGGACCTACAGCACGGTGAGCGGCCGGCATGTCTACGCCATGGAAGTTGTCGCGGACACCGCCCACACCTCGATCGTCACCACCTCGATCGCCAGCTACGGCCCGTGGCTGGAAGGCACCGGGTCCCGCAACGAGACCACCCGGTTCAAGGGCTACCACGGCTTCCGCCTGGCCGGCGAGGAACTGGACCGTCGCGCGGGCGAGATCGCCGAGGGCGCGCTGCGCCCGTACGCGGAGCGGATGAGCTGATGGCATTCGACGCCGCAGCCGTCAACGCGCTGATCTCCGGGGTGTCCTCGATCGCGCTCCGGACCGGCACCTTCCGCTCTGTCAACACCCACGAGCCCAAGGCCGCGCCCGGCTCCGGGCTGCGGCTCGCCATCTGGGCGGATGCCATCACGCCCGTCCCGGCCGCCTCCGGACTGGCCTCCACCAGCGGCTACGTGGTCATGCTGGCCCGCGCCTACGGCAACATGCTGACCAAGCCCGAGGACGACATAGACCCCCGGCTGATGACAGCCGCCACCACCCTCATCGCCGCCTTCAGCAAGGACTTCACCCTCGGCGGGCTGGTCCGCAACGTCGACCTGCTCGGCATGTACGGCTCCAGGCTCGGCGCCCAGGCCGGCTACATCACCATCGGCGGCGCCATGTACCGGATCATGACCGTGACGCTGCCCGTCGTGATCAACGACATGTGGGACCAGGCCCCGTGAGCGCCCGGACCGCCTTCGGCGTCACCGCGCTTCCCTGGCCGGGCGGCGGGATCTGCGCACCGCACCCCGGCTGCTCCTGGTGCACCTGGGTGTGGGCAGCGACCTGCTTCAAGCTCAAGTACGCCAACGCCGCGTGCCCGCAGCACGCCCGTCTACTCAAGGCAGGTGCCTGATGCCCAAGGCCAGCGGACTCGGCGACAACTTCTACATCGGCGGATTCGACCTGTCCGGCGACGTCGCCAGCCTCGACCAGATCTCCGGCGGCCCCGCGCTGATCGACGTCACCCCCATCAACGCCAGCGCGAACGCCCGGCTCGGCGGCCTGCGCGACGGCAACATGCAGTTCACCACCTCGATGGACATCGACGCCACCGCCGAGCACGCCATCCTGTCCACCCTGCCGCGCACCGATGCCATCGGCTCCTACCTGCGCGGCACCACGCTGCTCAACCCCGCGGCCTGCATCAGCGGCAAGCAGATCGGCTACGACCCGTCCCGCGACAACACCGGCAAGCTGACGCTGAAGGTGGAAGTCCAGTCGAACGGCTTCGGCCTGGAATGGGGCAAGCAGGTCACCGCCGGGCTCCGCACCGACGGCAGCGCCACCACCGGGGCGGCCGTGGACGACAACGGGGCCGGCACCAGCTTCGGCGCGCAGGTCTACCTGCAGCTGGTCGCGTTCACCGGCACCTCCGTGGACATCACCGTCACCCACGCCACCACCTCCGGCGGCAGCTACAGCACGCTGATCGACTTCGGCTCCCTGACCGCCGTCCAGGCCAAGCGGGTAGCGGCCGCGGGCACCGTGAGCCGGTTCCTCAAGATCGTCACCGCCGGCACCTTCAGCAACGCCGTCTTCGCCGTCGTGCTCTGCCGCAACCCGGTCGCGGTGAGCTTCTGATGGCCGCCATGGTGCAGGTCCCGTTCGGCAACACGACGGTCAGCCGCATCGCCCCCGCGATGCCCGTGCAGGCCTACAAGACCTACGGCATGTCAATGCCGTTCAAGACGCACTGGCGCTCCGCCACCTGCGACGAGGTGGACTGCGAGGCCTGGCGCAAGGGCTGGGTCTCCACCTTCGACCTCGGCACCGAGCTGGGCCGCAGGCAGCACGACTACTGCAAGGCCGACCGCGGCCGCAGCTTCAGCATGCAGCGGGCCACCCTGACGCTGGTCAAGTTCGTCTACCCGCCCGGCAACCGCTGCTTCCGCTCGGACACCCACCGGCTGCCGCTCGGGCGCCCGGCCCGGCTGTTCGTCGCGGGCGGGGACTGGCGCGGCTTCACCAGCGCGCCGCGGGCGCACGTCCGCGCCCAGGACTGGGTGGAGGACTTCGCCGGGCACCAGGACCGGCTGTCTGCAGCCATCGAGAAGGGATAAGACCATGAGCGGAAAGCTGACCGGGCTCGGCGAGGTCATCACCGTCGCCGACGCCAGCTCCAGCGTGCAGACCATCAGCAACGACATCACCAACTGGCAGATGTCCACGCCGCGCGCCGTCCAGGACGTGACCGGCGTGGACAAGAGCGCCAACGAGCGGCTGCTGCTGCTGGCCGACTTCAGCGTCACCTTCAACGGCGCCTTCAACATCGACTCCAACAAGTCGCACGCCGTCTTCAGCACAATCCCGAGCACGTCCGTGCAGCGGGCCATCGTGGTCAACCCGGTCGGCACCGCCACCGGCTCGCCCAAGCTCCCCGTCAACTGCGTGCTGACCGACTACCAGCTGACCCGCGCCAACACCGGCGAACTGACCTGGCAGGTACCCGGGTCGCTGGCCGACGGCACGGTCCCGACCTGGACGGTCAACTAAATACCCGGGGCCCGTCACGCCTCCCGGCTCGGGGCGGGCCCCGTCCAGCCGGGACAGCCGGGAAGGGACGAGGAAGAGCAATGCGGAAGATCATCACGGGAGCAGTGCTGGTGCTGCTGGCTGGCTGTGCCAGCGGGCAGGCGCCCGCGCGCCACCCGGGCGCAGCAGCATGCCGGGCGGCCATGCGGGCGGACTACCAGCACGCCGTGGCGAGCCCGTCAGCGGCCCCTGCGGGCGAGCCGGCCTCCTGCCGGGGTCTTCCCGCGGCCACGCTGCGCCGGATCGCCAGCGAGATCCTGGCGGGCCGCTGAGATGGGCAAGCGCGGCGGCTACAAGCGCGAGCCCACGCTGTACAACCTCCAGTTCGAGGGCGACCCGTCCTTCGACGGGCTGGAGGTCATGGCGAAGTCCCTGCCGCTGAAAGAGTTCTTCGCCCTGCAGAAGCTGCAGAGCGTGGCGGACAGCGACCCCGACGCCGCCGAGAAGGTCGTCCGGGCCTTCGCCGGGGTCCTCGTCAGCTGGAACCTCACCGACGAGGCAGACCAGCCCGTCCCGGCCAGCTACGACGGGCTCATCGAGCAGGAGTACGGCTTCGTGCTGCGGATCTTCGCGGCATGGATGGGGGCGATTTCGTCGGTCCCAAATCTCTTGCTGCCCGGCTCGAACGGTGGCGGGACTTCCCCGGAGCCGTCTATCCCGATGGAGGTGTCGTAACCGAACCGTGGGAGCTAGCGGAGGCGCAGGCCATTCTCGCCATCTGCGACCGGTTCCACTGCCTGCCAGGAGCGGCCTACGCCGAGGACACCTCGGTGATCCGGCTGCTGCAGATCGAAGCGCTCGGGACACGACGGGAAGGAGGTGAGCAGTAAATGCCGAACATCGTCACGATCGACGTCAAGGTCAACAGCGACGGCGCCAGCAAGGCATTCGCCGTGCTCGGCACCGCCGGCAAGGCCGCGGGCGTGGCCATTGCCGGGTCCGGGCTGCTGTCCATGGCCGGCCCGCTCGGGGCCGCGGGTGTCGCGCTGGGCGCGTTCGGCGCGCTGGCCGCCCCGACCCTGAAGAAGGTAGAGACCGCGCTCACTACCACCGGCACCGCAGGCAAGAAGGCCTGGGCCGCGCTGGACCCCGCCGAGAAGGGCATCGCCCAGAACATCCGCGGGCTGGAGACCAACTTCGACGGGCTGGCCAAGGCGTTCGAGCCGGTCGTGGCCTCGGTGGTCCAGCTCAGCACCAGGATGCTCGGCGACCTGTTCCCTGCCATCTCCAAGCTGGCGCCCGTCGGGGCCAAGCTGATCAGCGACTTCCTAGGGCCGTTCGACACCTTCCTCAAGTCCCCGTTCTTCGCCAGCTTCGTCAAGCAGTTCGGCCAGCTGGCGACCACCGTCGGGCCGTCCCTCGGCGCCACCCTGACCCAGATCACCAAGGCCCTGCTCAACCTGCTGGTCCAGGTCGGCCCGAACGGGGTCAAGGTCTTCCAGCAGCTCGGCCCGCTGCTGGTCACCCTGATCAACAACGGAGTCACCCCGCTGGTCGTCGCGCTGTCCGGCGTGTTCGGCTGGCTGCTGAAGCTGGCTAACCAGAAGCCGCTGATCCTGGCGCTGTTCGGCGCCATCGCGCTGGGCGTCGGGCTGGCCACCGGCGGCCTGTCCCTGATCATCCCCGGGCTGGTCGCGCTGGTAGCCGGGCTCAAGACGGCCTACAACAGCAGCGCCACCTTCCGCGACGTAGTGAAGACCATCGGCACCGTGCTACTGCAGGTCGGCATCGTGGTGGTGACCGTCAACCGCGACATCATCAACGCGTTCCTGTCCATGGCCTCCGCCGTCATCCACGGCGCCGCCGCCGCCTTCGGCTGGGTGCCCGGGCTAGGCAGCAAGCTGCGCGGCGCGGCGACCGCCTTCGACAGCTTCAAGGCCGGCGTCAACAACGGCTTCAACTCGATGATCAGCTCCATGAAGGGCTGGCAGGGCGAGCTTGGCAACAGCACGAATAAGGCGACCACCGCCACCCGGATCATCTCCGGCGACTTCGGCAAGCAGCTGATCGCCACCAACGCCTCCTCCAAGGGTGTCAACACCCTGGCCGCGGCCATCGGCGCGCTGCACGGCAAGACGGTCACCGTCGGGGCCAACGCCACCGCCTCAGGCACCATCTCCATCGTCGGGTCCGGCTGGGCCGCCGGATCGGGCAACATCCGCTTCCATGCCGCCCAGGGCGCCTACGTCAACTCCGGGGCCGGCCCGACGGCGGATGACAACCTGGCCGCAGTCTCGCGCGGTGAGCTGATCGTGCCGGCTCACATGGTCGCGGCAGGCGCCGCCGACAACCTGCGCGGCAAGATTCCCGGGTTCGCCGCAGGCGGCATCGTCGGCATGCCGGCTGCTGCAGCCGGGTTCGCGGGCGGTGACGCCAAGTCCGCTGTCACCACCGGCGTGGGCGAGGCCATGACCGCCGCGAAGAACGCCGTGCTCAAGGCCGTCGAGGCGTCCATCTCCGCGGCCGGGTCGGCGGGCCCTCCCGGCACAGCGGGCCCGGGGGGCGGGGCGCCCGCGGCCAACGCGGCCCTGGCCCGCAAGATGTACCCGGCCTGGGGCAGCGGCCCGCAGTGGGCCGCGTGGAACGCCGTGGCCATGCGCGAGTCCGGCTGGAGCCAGTACGCGCGCAACGCGTCCTCCGGCGCCTACGGCATCCCGCAGGCCCTGCCTCCCTCCAAGATGGGCGCGGCCGCCAACCCGCCGCAGTCCAATCCGGCCGCCCAGATCAGCTGGATGATCGGCTACATCAAGGGCCGGTACGGCACGCCGGAAGGTGCCGAGGCCCATGAGCAGTCCGCCGGCTGGTACGCCAGCGGCGGGGCGACCCGGGCCGGCTGGGCGATGCTCGGCGAGCGCGGCCGCGAGCTGGTCAAGGTCCCGGGCGGCGCCACCGTGTACCCGGCCGGAGCAAGCGCTCAGATGGCCGCGGGCAGCGGCATGGCGGCTGCCCTGGTGCAGCTGGAGGTCTCCGGCGGCCAGTCCGATTTCGACAAGTTCATGGCCCAGTGGATGAAGAACTTCGTCCGGGTCAAAGGCGGCGGAGACGTCCAGAAGGCCTTCGGGAGGAACTAGATGAGCGACCCCAAGAACGGGCCGACGCCACGCCGCGAGGATCAGCGCCGGGCGAAGCTGCAGCGCAGGCGCGACGCCGAGGCTGAGGCGGCACGGGGCAGCGAGCCCGCGGTGCCGGAGACGCCGCCAGAACCGGTCAGCTGCTCCGGCGGGCTGACCCTGAAGCGCCCGGGAGCCGGCAATGGCTAACAACCCGCTCTTCTACGACGCCTCCATCGAAGCGGAGCTGAACGCGCTGGCCGCGCTGGTCAACGCGGGATTCCTCAACATCTACACCGGCGGTCAGCCGGCCCTGGACGGGGGCCTGACCGGCACCCTGCTGGTGCAGCTGGCCTTCTCCCCTACGGCCTTCGCCAACGCGACGGCATCCGGCGGCATCGTCACCGTCACCGCGAACCCGATCACCAACGGGACGGCCTCCAACACCGGGACCGCCGGCTACTTCGCCCTGGTGGCCTCCAACGGCTCCACGGTCATCGGGACCGGCAGCGTCGGGACCTCCGGCGCCGACCTCAACATGTCCACCACCGCGATCGTCTCGGGAGCCGTCGTCTCCTGCAGCTCGTTCTCGCTCACCCAGGCCCAGACCTGATCGGAGACAACGGAAATGCACGCACTGCTTGAGAAGTACCAGGTCAGCGAGGAACTGCTGGCCGGGCGCGACATCCGCACGGTGTCAGTGATCAAGGGCTACCAGCCCGGCGACGTCATCGGCTTCACCCCGCGCAGGCGGCGCCCGGTCCGGCTCGCGGCCGGGGGCAGCTGGACCACCGGCACCCAGACCGAGGCGCTGTCCGCCAACAACGCGGTCGGCACCGCCTTCGCCTCGTTCACCTCGGCGCAGTACATCGGCCCGTCCGCGTCCGCCGCGGCCTACCTGCCGGCCAACTTCTTCCTGCCGTCCTACGGCAGCTCGAAGTCGCTGCTGCTGAAGGCGTTCGGCGTGATCAGCACGACCGGCACGCCCAACTTCACCATGGGCGTCACCGCCAACACCACGCAGGGCACCTACAACAGCTCCGGCATCCTGGCCACCACCGCGGCCACCGCGCAGGGCTCCGGCGAGACCAACGTCCCGTGGGAGCTGGAAGTCCTCATCACCTGCTCGGGCACCGGGTCCTCGGGCTCGTTCCTGTCCGACGGGCTGTGGAAGGTCTACCCGACCGGCACGTCCCTGATCGCCGCGCGGTGCTCAAGCTCCACCGCCAACCCGAACACCGCGCTGACCCTCTCCACCGAGTCGGCCTACTACGTGGAGCTGGCCGGCACGTTCTCGGCCTCGTCCGCTTCCAACACGGTGCAGTGCTACAACGTCGCCGTCCTTGGACTCAATTAGTTTTCCAGGTCCTGTAACGTTGTAGGCATGGGCAGGACAGCGAGGACTGTTGAGTGTGGGCATCCAGAACGCAAGCACCGCGCGAACGGCATGTGCGCGTCTTGCTACCAGGTGGCGTGGACCAAAGCGCACCCGGAGGCCCTATCCGGCAATAAGTGGGCATTGGCGCACCCGGAGTGGCGGCGTGCCCAGTCGCGCAAGCGGCATCTCAGAGACAGGTTCGGGATCACTCCGGAGGACTACGACCGGATGTGGGAAGACCAGGCCGGGCGGTGCGCTAACCCGCGCTGCCGGGCCTGGTACCCGCGAGAGTCCGAGGACTACAGGACAGACGCGCTCCAGGTTGACCACTGCCACAAGACAGGGGCTCTCCGGGGACTGCTGTGCCCCGGCTGCAACAACGCGCTGGGGCGTATCAAGGACGACGTGGAGCGTCTGCTCGGTCTGGTGGACTACCTGCGGTCATGACCGCCTGGGGAGGTGAAGCCTGTGCGAGCCGTCGCCAGAGGTCCGGCGGCTCTGCAGGCATGCCCGGGGACCGGTGAGCCGTAATGGCCCCGCAGCTGGTCCAGTCGAAAGCCTGGCACGCTGGCCCGCCATTCACGCTTGATCAGCCCACTCAGTCCGGGAACTGCCTGGTTGTCTGCGTAGCTGACGAGGAGGGCGCAGGTCCGGTCACCGCCGTCAAGCTCGGCGGAGTAGCGGATAACTTCTCGGCGCTGGTCTCCATCCACCCCGCTGCAGGCTGCGTTGCCATCTGGGCAGACCCTAACTGCGCAGGTGGTCAGACCCTAGTGGCTGTTACCGAAACGAGCGCATTCGCTCCGATCGTCTACGCCTACGAGTTCTCTGGGCTGGTCCTGACTAACGTCCTGGATAAGAGCAGCTC